CGAGCCTTCCCAAACCATAACTGTAACTGAAAACTCTAAGGTGATTCCTATGGAAAACGTAGAAAACGCAGTTGACGTTGCGGCAGTACAAGCGGAAGCTCGTAAAGCTGAACAACGAAACGCTGCACAGATCGTTGAGCTTGGTGCTCGACACAACCAAAGCGAAATGGCTCAAAAAGCTATTCGTGAAGGCAAATCAATTGAAGAGTTCCGAGGCGAACTTCTTGAATCAATTGGTTCTCAAAAAGCCCTGCAAGCTGAAGAAATCGGCATGACCAACAAGGAAGTTAAGCGCTTCTCTTTGTTACGTGCTATCAATGCTTTGGCTAATCCCCATGACCGACGTGCTCAAGAAGCCGCTGCTTTTGAATTTGAATGTTCACGAGCCGCAGCCGAGCAGTATGGACGATCAGCACAAGGCGTAATGCTTCCTGCTGACGTACTCCGTAACTGGAAGCGTGACCTGAACAGCACCGACGAAGCATCATTGTTCACGGATGATTACCGTGGCGGTGAGTTCATCGACGTTCTGCGCAACTCTTCTTCTGTCATGCAAGCTGGCGCACGCATCCTGAATGGTCTTTCTGGCGATGTGAAAATCCCCAAGAAGGCAACTGCTGCTGCATCTAGCTGGGTAACTGAAGGCAACCCCGTCCTTGAATCAGAAATGACTGTATCTTCTGTCTCAATGACGCCACGGCACCTTGGTGCATTCACTGACATTACTCGACAGCTTCTTCAGCAGTCTTCTTTGTCAGTTGAAGCCCTTGTTCGTGATGACCTTGCTCAAGCTATTGCTCTGGCAATCGATCTTGGCGCATTGCAAGGCCCAGGGACTGGCGGCGCACCGACTGGTATCAAGAGCACTTCTGGAATCAACACTGTTGACTTCGGTACTGCTCCTGTCTTGGTTCCTAGCTTTGCACAAGTAGTAGAGATGGAAACTAAAGTTGCTGAAGACAATGCTCTTCGTGGCAGCTTGGCCTACATCATGAACGCTGCTATGGTAGGTGCATTGAAGACCACTGAAAAAGCAACTGGAACTGCACAGTTCGTAGTTGAGCCTGGCGGTACGGTTAATGGCTATCGGGCCATCGTATCCAATCAGGTTGCATCAGGTGATGCCTATTTTGGCGATTTTGACTCACTTTTGATTGGTTTTTGGAGTGGCCTTGATATCCTCGTGGATCCATACGCAGGTGCTACTAGCGGTAATGTACGAATCATTGCAATGCAAACTTGCGATGTTGCAGTACGTCACGCTGTATCATTCTGCCTCGGAAACGACGGCGGTAGCTAATACCAACAATGATGAGCGGGGCTTCGGCCCCGCAAGTCTTGGTGATCTATGAAATATCAAGTATTGAAAAGCTGCGTCATTAATAGAACGCCTGTCAACGCAGGTTCTATCGTTGACGTAACTGGTGATGAAGAAAAAACGTTAATGTCATTGGGTAGAATTGCACCTTATGACGAACCCAAAGTAGAAAATCGATCAGTAGGCTTAGAAGAATCAGAAGAACAGCCTAAGCGTCGTGGCCGTCCTAAGAAGGCTGACTAATGCCCGTCGAAACTCAAGAAGATAGATTGATTATGCTGTCTGACTTTGGCGTTGACGCAACCTATACGCCTGACGGTGGGGCTGCTTCGGTGATCAAAGCAATCTTCTTGAACGAGTATTATTCTGTCGATGCAGGATCGGTGGGGATGGAAATGAGTCAGCCCATAGCTGTAATAAGAACGGCAGATGCCCCAAGTTTAGCGCATAACGATACTTTTGTTATTGAAACAATAACTTACAAGGCGGTCAATGTTCGTCCTGATGGGACAGGTATGACTGAGGTGGCATTAGAACAACAATGAGCCACGTAAGACAGCAAATCAGAGAACAAGTAGCGACTACAGTTACGGGATTGAGCACGACTGGATCTAACGTATTTCAGTCTAGGGTTTATCCGTTACAAGACGCAAACCTTCCAGCCCTTTTAGTATACTCAATCAGCGAAGATTCAAATGCTGATGTAATGGGTTCTACATTGGTAGCCCAAAGAGATCTAAATATCGTTATTGAAGGTTATGTCAAAGCTACTACTGATTTTGACGATACTGTGGACACCATTTGCGCTCAAGTAGAGGCAGCGATGGGCGCAGATAGAACATTAAATAATCTGGCAAAATTCAGTCAGTTAGTCGGCACAGAGATTAATTATAACGGCGAAGGTGAAAGCCCCGTAGGTGTTGTTACGCTAACTTATGCGGTACAATATAGGACAGCCGTCAATAATGCGGAGTCTAGCCTATGAAGGAATTAGTAAGCCCAGATGGGAAAGTTACGTTGTGGCCTCATCCATCAAAAGTTGAGTATTACCTAGAACGTGGCTGGACAGAACCGAAGCCAAAAAAGGCTTCAAAGAAAAAAGAAGTTGTTGAAGAAGTAACTGAAGAAGTTATTGAGAAGGAGTCTGAATAATGGCTACTCATATAGGCCGTGATGGAATCATCAAAGTAGGCGGCACATCAACTAAAAATGATGGAACCGTATTAGGCGAATTGCGATCATTTTCTATTGAAGAAACTGCGGACACTGTTGAATACTCTGCGATGGGTTCAACTGCTAGAGTATTCTTGCCAACTCTGACATCTTTTACTGGCTCTGCTGACGCATACTGGGACGAAACCGATGGCGGTCAAACTGCCTTGGCTATTGGGTCACAGATTACTATCAAGTTTTTCCCAGAAGGTGATGCGGTCGCAGATGCTGGGCCTCCAGCGGTTGCTGCTGATACGATGTATGAAGGCAATGCAATAGTGACAGGTATTACCAGGAATGCTAGTTTTGATGGAATGGTTGAAGCATCAATTACGTTTCAAGGTAGCGGTGCGCTGACAGCTTATGATTCAGTAGCGCCATAATAAGGAGTTGAAATGGCTGTTCATATTGGAAGAGATGGCGTAGTCAAGGTAGATGGAACCACTGTCGCAGAAGTTAGATCATTTTCATTGGAACAAACCGCAGATACGGTTGAAGACACAAAAATGACGGCGACTGATCGGACATTCAAAACGACATTGAAATCATTTACTGGTTCTGCTGATGTCTATTGGGACGAAACTGATGCTGGTCAAACGGCTTTGGCAGTTGGCGAAAGTGTAACTATTGGCTTATACCCAGAAGGGGATGCTGGTGGCGATACTTATTACACTGGTACGGCTTTGGTAACTGGTGTTAGTCGTTCAGCATCGTTTGACGGCATGGTTGAAGCATCAATTACCTTCCAGGGCAGCGGCCCATTAAGTAGCACGACAGTATAATGAACATTCTTGATAAAGCTAAAGCACATTACCAAGAAGTCCTTAGCGCAGATCCGAAGCCAATAGAGATTCCTGAATGGGGTGGGACGTATTATGTGCGTCCCCAGATTTCCGTTAAGAACAAAATGGAAATCCAGGCAAAGCTCACTGGAAACCAGATGGATGAAGGGTTGGCTTTAACGCTTATTTATTATTTGATAGATAGCAACAATGAGCCATGCTTCAAAAAGGCTGAAAAGGTTGAGATTGTCAGATCAGTGGATCCTGATGTTCTAATTAGGGTTGCTGGTGAAATCGCAGATATGCAGCCTAAAGCGGAAGACATAGCGGGAAACTGAGAAACGATCAGGCTCTATTCTTCTGCTATCAGTTAGCGGAACATCTGCATAAAACTGTGGATGAAATCATGGAAATGAGTTTGGTCGAATTCCAAGGTTGGACATCATATTTTGAGATAAAAGATGGCAACAAATCCCGTTAGAATTCCAATATCAGCAGAAGACAGGTTTACCAAAACTTTTGGTAGAGCTAATAAAGGTCTTTTATCTTTAGGTAATGCAGCAGCCCACACAGCAGCTAAAGTTGCGAAGATTGGGATAGCATTTGCCACCGCAGGCGTTGCAGCAGCCGCAGCACTAACTAAAGCATCGATGACAAGCATTGATGCTCTTGCCAAAACATCAGACAGATTAGGCATAGCCACAGAACAACTTGCAGGCTTGCAACACGCAGCCGCATTAGCTGGCGTCGAAAACAGAACCTTAGAAAAGTCTCTACAGAACCTGGCGGTCGGTGTATCTGATGCCGCTGATGGAACTGGCGTTGCTAAAGATGCACTTCTTGAATTAGGTCTGAATGCTTCAATCTTAGAGAAGATGTCGCTAGACAAGCAGATGCTCGCAGTAGCAGATGCAATGAAGAACGTGGAGACTCAGACTGAACGGGTCAGGATTGCTACTGATTTGTTTGGAGCTAGAGGCGTTGCCGTATTGAACATGATCGGCGGCGGTTCTGAAAATCTTCAGACTATGGCCGCTGAAGCTGAACATC